CGACCGCGCACTGCGAGGATGGGACGTGGAGCTTCAGCGAGCACCACCAGGGCACTTGCTCGCACCACGGCGGCGTGGAGACCTGGGAGAACTGAGGGCTGGTACTCAGAAGAGGCCGGTGGTCATCTCCGGTAGCCCGCCGAAGCCCCGGCGAGCGCCGCGCTATGATCGAAGCCGTGGCTGAGCGAGTTCGGGCCTGTCGATCCCTGGGCCTGGTGGTTCGAGACGATGCGGCTAACTTTGTCGCCGTCGAAGTAGACCGCGACGTTCCCGATGTTCAGTTTGAAGTTGGCGAGTTCGGTTTTGATCTTCTCGACCGCGGCATCGAGGATCTTCGCCGCCTCGGTCTCGCTCTTGGCGAGCTTGCCATGGCTGACAGTCAGGTCGGCGTTCGACTGATTGAGCTTGGCGACCTGGGCGGGGAAGATCGTGGCGATGAAATTGTCCGTCGCCTTCGGGTTGAAGGAGAGAACCCCGCCGAGGTAAGTCCCGGCCGCCTTCCATGCCGTGGCGGCGCTGACGGGCTGGTTTGCCTTCGGGACGGCCGCTATGGCCGGCGGAGCCTTCGGCCCGTCGCCCCGCATCCACTTCGGGATCAGGTTCTCGATGGCGACGATGAAACCGGCGAGCCAGCTCAGAAAAGGAGCCAGCGCCTTCTTTCCCGCATCGAACGTCTTCTTGATCTGATCCCACCACGGGGCGAAGAAGGCCTGGATGGCCTTGAAATTCGCCGCCCAGCCGTCCGTGAATGCCTTCGAGAAGCCCGCCCAGAAGTTCGTGGCCGCTTCCTTGATCTGGCTCCAGTAGCGTATGAGGATCGCAAGCGGGGCGCCCCCTGGCGCGGCCGCGACCGCGTCCGTCGCGATCCGGCCGATCGGCGTCTTCGACTGCGCGTTCGCCCAGTCGAGAAACCCGCCGATCTCGGTCTTCAGGTTGTCGAAGACGGATTTCCGCGAGTCCCAGTTCTTCCACATAAAGTAGATCGCGACCCCGGCCGAGATCAGCCCTGCGGCGATCGCGATCAGCGTGCCCGCGGGAATCGCCAGGATCGCCGCGCCGACGCCGGCGATGGCCTCCGCGATCCCAATGCCGACGTTGACGATGGCGCCGGCGGCGGGGAGGGAGGCCGCCAGGCTGGCCACGGAGGGAGCGATCTCGCCGATGAACATAACCGTCTTCGCGAGCCCAGAGAGGCCGGAGATCACTCCGGAGACGACCAGGGCGGCGCCGAGACCCATCACGCCGTCGATGATGCCGCCAAAGACGCGCGGATGCCGCTGCGCCCAGGTGGAGACCCAGTTCAACGGTCCCTGCAATTGCTCGAGCGCCCGCACCGCAATCGGCAGAACGATCTCGCCCGTCTGTTCGAGGAGCGAGTTGAACCTCGCATGGAGGGCGACCTCCTTGCCCGCCAGCGTGCGGCCGGTGGCGGCGTAGGTCGCGTCGATCCCCTGAGTGCGCTGCTGTGCCGCCAGTGATCGCTGGATGGCCGGCATCAGCTTGTCGATTTGGGAGAACTCAGTCGAGGCTGTGCCTGGGCCGAAAACGAGCGACTCCTCGACAGACCGCTTCGCGATCGCGTCAGGCGTGTTCCCGAGAATACTCGGGCCATAGACCCTAGCCAGAGCGGGAAGGAAGGTCTTGTTGAAGAATACTGTGGGGTCTCCCATGAACTGGAGGCGTCCCCGAAACACATCTCCTGGCGCGCCGAGAAACTCCTTAATCCCGCCCTGCTTCGTCAACACGATCTTCTTTGGGTCCCACAGGCCCAGCTTCAAATACTCAGCAACCGCTTGGCGCGGCAGGCCCCGCTGAGTGCCCAGAAGCCTCTGGAATGCGACGCGCAGGCCGGAGCCGACGCGGCCGCCCTTCAGGTCGGCGATCACTGGCTCCAAAGCGCTGAGAGCGTCTTGGGTCAGGGTTCTAGACATGGGCCCTGCGGTCGCGACGAGCTGTTGCAACTGCGACCAGTCGACGATGCCGCCGGACGACTTCGATAGGCGAAATCCCCAGTCGGCGATGCTGCTGAACGTGCGCGGATCGTTCGCGCCGCCGCGGGCCTCTACGAACCGAAGCATCGCTAGGTCTTGCGCGTGCCGGGTTGCGCGCTCCTCTTCGCCGAGACCGGCCTCGATGAAGGCGAGCTTGGCGAGAAGCGGCGCCGCGATCTTCGCGCCTTCGAGGGTCGGCGAGCGGAAGACGCCCTGCGATTCGTTGATCAAACGCATCGCGTCGACACTACTTGTCCCCATGACGTTCATTGCACGAGCGAACTTCGCCGCCTGCTCGGTGGCCGCATCGCCGAGCCCGTACTGGGTCGCGAACTGGGTCTGAAGCTGCTGAAATTGCTTGGCTTGGTCGAGCGCCGGCTTGAACATCGCCAGGATACCGACGCCGGCCCCGATCATCAGACCGGATGCTAGGAAGGCGGTTTTGATGCCGTTCAGGCGGGTTTGCAGCGCAGCGGCCGCGCCGTGGGCGCGGCCGAAGTCCCGAGCCATCCCGAGCAGAGCCGCAGAGATTGCGCCGGCTCCGAGCAGCTCGATTTTGACGCCGACAGAATATGCCTCGAACATGACTGGGGACCTTTGGACTCTCGACCGAAGCGGCTACAATCGGCGAATGGTGAGTGGTTCGGTTATGCGGCGACGCTTGCGAGAGCTGCACGGGGCGAACGTCGAAATCACGGTGACGGGAACTCCTGGCGTTAGTCAGTCGGCCTCGCCCGTGCGTCTCAACCTGTTCGGAGCGATCCTCGCTCTGCCGGCCCTGATCTTCATCGGCCTGCTGATCTTGGTGCTCGGCGCGGGCGTCTGCGCCTTCGCGGGCATCTTCCTCGACGCCCTTTTCGGACCGGTCGCCGGCTGGACTGGTGCGGCCGTGACGCTACTCCTCGTGGTCGGCGCCCTGCGGTACGGGCTGACGACGAGGTCGTAGATCGATCGTGCCGCGGATAGCGGCATCCCGGAGTTGGCCGTCCGTCGCGCTCGTGTAGGCGTCGAAGAGGCAGATGGCGTCCTCGAACTTGGCGGCTATCCGCGGAAGGTCCGGCTGGACCTCGGCTGCATATTCGCCGGTTCGCTCCAACGCCAGGAACAGGCGCCAACTGCCGCCAGTGACTACCGCCTTCGACCGCTCGAACGCGGCTAAAAAGGCGGCGACAAGGCGGCCCGACAGGATCGCGACGCGCTCTCCGTCTCCTTCCTGCGGCTTGTATGGCGTCATCTTCCCGCGCTCACGAGCACCCCATCCCCATCATCATCAGGGTGTGCACACAGGGGGCTGCGCCGCTGGCGTCGAAGGAGATCGTGTTCGCAGCGTAGACCCGGCTGGTCCCCAGCGTCGGGGCGTAGGTCACCTGGGTCCCGGCCGAGACGATCTTGTAGGCCATGCGGAGGATGTTGGTGCTGTTGATGACGGAGCCCAGAGTGGTGAACCCGGGCGCCTCGGTGAAGCTGTCCGACGCGCCGCCGCTTACGTAGGTGTAAGCGAACACGATGCGGTTGGACTGGCTGACCGTGCCCTCGGTAACCGACGGGGCAGTCCCGGTCGTCGTGGCGCCAGCGCCTTGGTTGTCCAGCGGACCGGCGCCGGAGACGGTGAAGGCCAGGGAGATGTCGAAGTCGACGGCCCCCGTATAGGTGACGGTCTGCGTCCCGCCGTTCGCCAGGTGGTTGCCGGTGGCGCTGTAAAGCGGGCCGATCTGCGCCGTCGAGTTCGTGACGATGGTCCCCTTCGTATAGGCGTTGCTGGCGCTGTCGCTGGCGCTGGAAGGGTGGCCGACATCGCCCAGCGTCACGACGCCGTTGAGGTTTCCCGCCGGCGCATCCGCTGTGGTGGTGATGGCCAGGGTCGTGCCCGAGGACCCGCCGGCGTTTCCGATGACAGCCGGCGTGCCGATAGCGGCCAGAGCGCCGATGGGCCACAACACGGCCAGCGACAGGGCGAACGCCAGCCCAAGGGCGGCGAATGAAGGTCGGTTCATGATTGCTGGGTCCTTTAGGGGTCGGGGCTCGATGGCCGACCCGTCAGCGGCGGCGAAGAAGAAGGAGCGATCCGAGCCGTTGGCGCGGATGCGGTCGAAACCTGCGGGCGACGAAGCCAAGTTTTCAGGTCGCGCGGTCGAGCACTCGCTTGACCGAGGTGGGTGTCCAACGCGCGCCGCGGGCGGTGGGGATGGATGCTTCGTTCAGGCGCGCGGCTACTCGGCCGAGCGAAAGCCCCTCGTCTCTAAGGGCGAGGGCTGTCGGCTGGACCCGCCGGGCAAAGTCGTCGGCCCGGGCCTTCCTCGCTGCCACCCCGAGGTCCGGCCGTGGCGTCGGGATAGGGTGGGGGCTTCCGAGGCGCGTGACGATGTTGCCGGCGCGGGAAACGTGGGGTTGTCCGGCGTCGAGCTTCCGCTTGATCTCGGCCAGCGCCGCTTTCGTTCGGCTGGAGATCGCGTCACGCTCCTGCTCTGCCACGGCCGCCATGATTGTCACGGTGAACCTGTTCGCTTGAGGCATATCGCAGGCCACAAAGTCGACGCCCTGGCGCTGGAGCCCAGTGAGGAAATGCACATCTCGCGAAAGGCGGTCCAGCTTGGCGATCACGAGTGTGGCGCCCTTCAAGCGGCACGCGTCGATGGCCGCCTCGAGTTCCGGCCTATCGAACCGTCGGCCGCTCTCGACTTCGGTGAACGCGCCCACCAATCGCCACCGGCCGCCATTCAGATAGCTTTCCACAGCCGTCCGCTGAGCTTCCAAGCCGAGGCCCGAAAGGCCTTGTTTGGCGGTGCTGACGCGGTAGTAGGCGACGAACTTGCCATCCATATCAAAACTCCCAACGAACGTTGGTTGTAATGATACGGATGCCCGTGCTTGGCAAGCTAGGTTTGCCCTGGCTCAGCGGCCGGTCGCGGGCTCCGCAGGGCCTTCGCTAGCCTACGGCGAGGATCATTTCGGCGTAGGCATTGGCGGCCGCCTGCGGTTCGATGACAATTCGCGCAGCCCGCTCGCCCTGCGCGCCCGCAGGCTGGTTTCTGCCGGTCAACTCGCGCCGGTTGGTGAAGATGCCCCCCATCTCTTTGGCGGCTTGCTCCAGCGCTTGCATCGCGACAACCAGATTTCCGCTAGCCTCAGCCGTTTCGGCGAGACGGCCGAGAGCGCGAAGACGGACCGTCCGATTGGCGATGCCGATCCTGGCGGTGTCCGCGATGAAGGCCCTTCGGGTAGTCTCGAACAGCACCGCCCACTTGGTGCCGAGATCGCGGCCGGCCTGCTTAGTCGGGTCATACCGCTCGATCGCCTGTCGGCTGACCTCGACGCCGAACTCCCGCCGAACCGCATCTCGCACAGAGCTTGGAGATTCGAAGCAGGCCTGGGCGCGGACGATGTAGCTTCGGGCGGCCTCAGTGAGCTTCGGCGTCGTACTGTCGGTCATAGCAAATCCGGCCTCTGGCCGCTCTGGGCCTGCCTTGACCGCCACTGGGGCGGGTCGCCTTGGGGTAAGCGCGGGACGTCCTATGGAGGAACGGCTCGCGGGGGATGGGCGTCGAGGCAGGGATGGGATTTTGTCAGGCTGCAGTCAGGCTGCCGTTCATCTAAGGCACCCTCACGAGGGACGGGAATGGAGCGCCCAGTCGACGGTCTTCATCGCGAGGACCCAGGCGCCCGGCTTGACGCTGTCCGCGATGACCTTGACTCGGTCACGAACGTTCGGCGCCGTCTGACCGTCCGGCAAAATTGAGTGGTACTCTGCGTCTGGAAGCTGAAGCGTGCGGCCGGTCGCGGCGACGATGGCGCGAAAGAACCCCGCGGCACGCATCCGTTGGTGCAGCTCCTCGTATTCGGCTCCTGTTGCTCCGTGGAGTTCGACGCGCACAAAGAAGTCGGCCATGGTCGGAGCCTCCGGTTGCCGGCGCGGCTCCTTCTACTCCAGAATCGCCAGCTCCGTCCTGTTGACGTCACGGGCGGCCGAAGCCGCAAGCACGATGTCGATCCCCATCTTGTCGAGGATCCTCGTGCAGGAGCCGCGAAGGCGCTCGGCGACGATGGAGCGGTTGGTGACGACGGCTCTGGTCGGTGCGTCCTTCCACGTGCAGACGTCGAGCCATGAGCGGGCGAACCCCTCTCCACATTTTGCGACCACCGCTAGGCGGACTTCCGGCGGCCCCGGCCACTCTACACGCCCGGCGGCGGCCGGAGATGGCTCGGTATCGAGCCAGTCCACAAACTTCTGGTCACGAAGCCATCGATCCATAGCAGGCGCCCCGCAGTCCGCTTTAGGCTCGCGGCCCTCTCGGGCATATCTTGCGGCAGCAGAGGGCAGTCTCCCGCGCATCTCTGGATCGAGCGAACGCCAGACGCTAAGAGACCGCGGTTTGCTTGAGCGCCCCTTGACGTGCGGGTACGCCGTCCAGAGGGCCTCGAAGGCCTCGGGGTACGCGATCGCCCTAGCTTTGACGGCGCTCGATCTCGCTCCGTGGACTCTGACCGGTTCCCTGGTCGGTTCCTGACCGGTTAGGGTGCGGGAGCCGCATCTAGGAGGCCCCTGAGCTGCACCTGGGCGCGCGGTGAGGTGCACTTGGGTGGCCTCAAGCCTAAGTGCGGGAGCCGCGCGTTGGTCTCGGGTCCTAGGTGCAGGATCGGCACTTTGGGCCGTGTCGCCGGTCGCTTCGATCTGTAAGAAGACGCCGTTCGATGCTCGAGAGCCGTCGGTGGCATTGAACCTGCGCTGACGCCGGATCAGCCCGACGCGTTCAAGCCGCTGAACATGCTCGACCACGGTCCGCTTACCGAGCTCGGTGCGACGTGCGATCTCGTCATGGCCAAGGAACGTGTAGCCGCTGTCGTCGGCCGCCTCCGCCAGGACCAGGAGCACGGTCTTCGCCGGTGCCGATCCCGCGGCGGTAGTGACCGCCCAACGCGAGGCGCGCCAGCTCACGAGCAGGCTCGCGGCGTCGCACGGTTGGTCTTCTTCCCAGGCGCCACTGCGACAGGCCCAATGCTGGCCGGGACGATCCGGCTGAGTGCGCTGCGCGCGCACCATTCTGTGTCTTGTGGCCGAGGCTTAGTCCGGTAGGCGACCCTCGGTCGGACGACCGCCCGATCAGGCCAGTTCCAACTCCTGAGCCAGCCAGGCGCGGACGGCGGAGACGCGATAGATCGCCTGGCGACCGATGCGCTTGAATGGCGGGCCGTCGGGTCGACGATGGGCCCAGGCGGCGAGGGTGCTTGGTTCAATCCGGATTCCGCTAGCCTTAAGGAGCATGCTGGCCTCAGCGCGGTTCACCAGTTTGTCGTCGTCCCAATTCAACGGGCTGTCGGCAGCCGCGTGTTGGCGCGATGCCGACGTGGGCAACGTGGTCATGATCGTTCCTTGGGGAAGAGGCGTTGGGGGCGTCTTGGGGGTCGGCTGACGCACTGCCGTCACCCTGAACTTACGTCAGCTTTCGGGCGATTTGGTCGAGAGTGTCAACCGGTGGCTCGGACAATCTTGACTGCGTCCGTCGTGAACGGGCTGGCAATGTGGCGGCGGAGTGGTGCCGACCTTCTGCCGGGGGCGGCTTTCGCTGCGCCCTGACGTAAAGAGGTCAAGATGAGCTTTCCCAAAAGTCGGGTGATTTGGTCGGACGGGTCAATAGGCCCGGGCAGGATAGTCCCTGCCAAGAGTCTCGGCGGTGGGGGGCGCCGCCGCCGCCCATAGCGCCGCGGCGAAAATGCACCGCGGCGGCGCTATGCTTTGTCCACGGAAAAAACGCGCCGCCGACGGTAGCCGCGCGCGAATCACGCTCTATTGCGCCTCGATTCGGCGATGGGGTCCACAGACCATGGCAACGCTGGTTGACCAGTTGCAGCAGGACGCGCTGAACCCGGAGATTCGGGTCTCGGACCTGCTGCGACGGATGAAGCTCACGGCGGCCAAGCTGGGACTGGGCGACGTGGGCGCGTGGGTCAACGCCGAGCTGAAGGGATACGACGGGGAAACCATCCCCGAATACCGGCGTGTCGTCGGGCAGGCCAAGTGCCGAAACCCCGTGCGGGGCGACTGGATGCCCCTGGCCGGCAACACCGAGATCGAGGAGATGATCTCGAGCCGCTACATCGGCCAGCCGCTCCCGGGGATCGAGGACACGCTCCGGAGCATCAGCCGCGGGGATCGCGATGGGGCGCTCTACTTCCCGTTCGCGCCCCACCAGGTCGCGATGCTCCAAGGCTTCATGCAACACAAGTTCCCCGAGATGGGTCTGTTCATCAGCCCCGCCTCGCTGGTTGATATCGTCGACGCCGTGCGCGACCTGGCTTTGGACTGGGCGCTCGACCTTGAGCGCGCCGGCGTCTCCGGTAGCGCGTCCAACTTCACCACCGAAGAGCGGCAAAAGGCGTCAAGCGTGACGATTCGGATCGAGAACTTCAGCGGCAACCTCAACTCCGGCGACGTGTCCGGGGCTGCGGCGCGTGTGAACATGGCCTCTCGGGATAGCTCCTCGAACAACGTCGGCGCCGATTCGACGGTCTTCGATGGGCTCGAGGCGGCACTGCGGGGCGCCGTGCGAGACCAGCGTGAACGAGAGCAACTGCTCGATCTAGCGGCCGACCTTCGCCGCTCTAACGGGTCTCACGGGTTCTTGGCCGCGTATCAGAAGTTCATCGCGGCAGCGGCCGATCATATGCAGCTGCTGGCTCCGTTTCTGCCCGCGCTGTCGGGGCTAGCCGCGGCTCACTAGGGTAGGAGGCGCAGGCTCCGCGATGCGGCTCACCCTGATCGACGACAGCAACCGAGGAGACCACGCTCGGCTACACGACGACGACAAATGCCTGTTCATGTTCGAATACACGAGCGGGCGCGACTACTCTTTTAGCGACACGAACAGCCTGATCGGCAACCTCAAGAAGAAGCCGACGGCCAGTCAGGCCGAACTGGGCTACAAGGTAGGGGCGATCAGGCGATGCGCGGCCGAGCTGCGCGAAGCGCTGAATCCGAAGTGGCTAGAAGTGGCGACCCTAGTCCCCGTACCCGGCTCCAAGGCCACCGGTCACCCGAACTTCGACAACCGCATGGAACGTGTTGCGCGCTTGATTCAGCCCGGTCTCGATGTGCGCAACCTGGTTGTTCAGGGCGAGTCGACCACCGCGGCCCATGAAGCGGGGCTCGCTGGCGAGCGAGTGACCGTCGGCGAACTCCTAAAGCTCTACCATATCGACGAAGCACTGGCCCAGCCCGCGCCGCGAGCGATCGGCGTCCTCGATGACGTGCTCACAGCTGGCACCCACTTTCGGGCCATGAAGACGGTCCTGACTCAGCGGTTTCCGGGCATTTCCATTACGGGGTTGTTCGTCGCCCGGCGGGTGTTCCCGCCCGCAGCCGACGACTTCGCTGAAGTCGAGTTCTAACCCAGCGCCGCCCAGATATCGTCGGTGGTACGCACTCGGATGGCGCCATCTGCCTCGAACCGCGCCGGCCAGGACAGGTCGCCGCGAAGGAAGCAGGAGTCGAGAATGAACAGCTTCCGGCCTTGGTGGAGGGCCGCGCGGGCCTGGGTCAGCGTGCCAGAAGTCTCTCCCGCTTCCACGATGATCGTGGCTTCCGTGAGAGCGCTCATGGTCACGTTGCGCTCGGGGAAAAACAGGCGGTTGCCGCGCGGCCCCTGCCGGGCATAGCGCAGCACGGGGATCTGGGAGATCACAAGCTGCTCGCGAGCGATTTGCTGCTGAAGCTCGCGATTGGTCGCGGGGTAGACCGAGTTCAGCGGAGTTCCGAGCACGGCGATGGTGCGACCGCCTTCCTCGAGAGCAGTGACGTGGGCCGCCGTGTCAATCCCCTCGGCCAAGCCCGCGACGACCGTGAAACCGCGCTGGACCAGGGCGCGGGCTACCTGCTGGGCTCGCTTAAGGCCCTCCGCGCTAGCCTTTCGGCTGCCGACAACCGCGACAGCGCGTGGCTCGGTCAGCTCCCATCCGCCTTGATAGTAGAGGAGTTCGACCGGGTACTTCGCGTCGCGCAGTTTCTTGGGGTAGTCGCCCGCGTGGTTGATGCGCACGCCGAAGCGGTTGACGCCCGCCTTTGCGAAGGTCGCGAGGACTTCGGCCGCGCAGCGGTCGGCCTCGGTTGGGCTGACAAAGTCCGATGGCAGCGCCGTCGGGTCCTTAGCGAACCTCTCTGCGAGCGTCTTGAAGGTGGTGCCCTGTTCGAGCCAGAGAGCTTCGTACGCGCCGAGTTCGCGTCTGGGCGAGATAGGCGCGAGCGCTGGTCCGTCTGGGTGAAGCGCTAGCCGCTGCATTTGGTCTCCAGGGCGCAGCGTAACATCAGCACGATTCCAGGTGAGCCCCAAAATCGGGCCGGCACCCGGAGAGTCCACAGACTGGACCAAGGCGACTCCATGCATGTTCCCTATATGTTCCAGGTGGCTGGCCCGGTCAATGTCCGAGATTCAGGTTTCCTGTTCTCCAACCCCCGCCGGCCGCTGCGGACGTTTGCCCGGGCCCCGACGTCGCTCCATCAGGCTCGTGAACGGGACAATTTGACGGCGCTGTGTCGGACTCGGAGAGCGGCTCGGCCTCGCTGGCCTGGCTGCGATGTCTGGCCCCTCGGTGAGGTATTGGCGGATGTCCGCCTCGGTGTAGCGGCGGGTCTTGCCGACCCTAAGCGCGCGGATTGCGGAGTCGTCGGTCAGGGCCCGCAGGGTCCTAACATCGACGCCCAGCAACTCGGCCGCCGCTCCGGCCGTGATCACCGCGGCGCATGAGAAAGCCTCCCTGATGCGGGCTTCAGTGGCCGGTCCTAGAGTGCGTTCGCCCGCCACGAGCGCTGAATCCTCTCGATGAGGACGGCGGCCGCCGTCCGACTGGTTTCCAGGCGGCCCGCAACGCCTCGCTCTGTCATGGGCCGGTTTCCATTCCAACAAATGCCTTAGTTGCTGAAAAGCGGGGGTCAAACCGGCGACTGAAAATCCGCGTGTCGGTGGTTCGAATCCGCCCCCAGGCACCACGCGATTTCAATACCTTAGCACGAGCTGCCCGAGAAACGGTTTCCAATCACGTGGCCGGCGGTTTCCATTCGATGTTCGCAAACCGTTTCTGCGTGTCGCCCAAAACAGCGAGTTGAGCCGACTCACGGTCGGCGTCGCGGCCATAGATCGAGGCCACCGCAGTCGACCGATCGCCTATCCCGGCGGCTAGGCGGAAGTCGCTCTCACCGCCGTCGCGACCGCCTGTGACGATGGTGTGGCGAAGGCCATGGAAGGTACACCCGGGCCGCAACGCGCCCGCTTCGGTGAGGTTGCGCACCCGCTTGAAGAACGACGCCCGGAAGCCCGACTCGCTCCAGGGCGCGCCGGCGCCGTTCACGGCGATCTGGACGGCGGCCCCGCGGCGGGCCTTGGCGTAGTCCAGCAACTCGCGGAGGACGCCGCCAACAGGCGCGGCGCAGTCCTGGCCGTTCTTGCTGGCCGTCCAGCGCAGCTCGCCCCGGTCGTACGCGCGCCAAGTGATCCTCAGCGCATCGCCCTCGCGCATCCCGGCGCAGAGCCCGAGCGCGAACGGAACCGCCAGTTGAGGTGGGCAGGCGTTCAGGAAGGCCTCGACTTCCGCCGTCGACCAAGGCCGGTTGACCTTTCGCGCGCCGGCTGGGCGGCGGATCAGCTCGACCGTCTCCGCTGGGTTGCCTGGGCAGTGGCCGCGCTTCTTCCCCCAAGCGAAGGTGAGGCGGAGGACCTGGACGACGTAGTTGCCGAACCTCCGCCCGCGCTGGGCGGCGGCTTTGTCGCGGAGCTTGAAGATCCTGGGCGTGGTGAAGTCGACGAGCCGGCGTTGCGTTGCCGCGTCGCCGAGCCAGTCGCGGACAGCTTGGTAGTCGGACCGCGTGCGCGGCTTCAGCGCCCGCCACTCAGGGCTCTCCCGGTACTTGGCCCACAGCAGGGCGTAGGAGCCGCCCAGGGCGTCCACCACAGCCGCCTGGGCCTTGGCGCGCCCGTCGAGCGCCCGGACCTCTAGGAGCCCATCGGCGGTCGTCGGATCATGCTGCAACCGCTTCCCGGTCGCGCGGTGGTACCAGTAGAGGCGGACGGAGCCGTCAGCCAGGGTCTTCCTGACCGGCTTAAGCCCCCTGGGCACGATGTATCTCCGGTGCGCCGGCAAGCTCGACCAGATCCCCCTCGGCGTCAGGACGCGCACCCGCGAGTTCGGTCGTCAAGAGGTCGACCGAGCCGTCGCCGTGGATGCGCGCCGCCTTGATGGGTGTCCCTCGGGCGTCGAAGGCGGCCATGGTTTCACGGAGCGTGCGCCGAAGGGTGGCAGTCGTCATCTGGGCTCCAGAAGGGGGCAATTCGGCAGGCGAGGGCTTGGAAGGTCGACGCGCGCGTTTCCCTGGGTGCGCACACAACGACAAAGGGCCGGCGCCTCCCGGCCGCCAGCCCTAGAAGTGGTTGAGTGGTCGACGTCCGAGGCTAGCTCTGACGCAACCATGAGATCACGCCTGCCAGGGCGGTGGTGTGATCGTCGCCAATCCGGTCTTCATCGACGCAAACGGCGATCGCCTCCAGCTTGGCGATGGCGTCGGCGCGCGAGGTCACCACGCCGATCAAGACGCGCTCTTCGAGGTTCAGCAGCGCCGCATACCCGCCGTCGCTCTCATCGTCGGAGAGGTCGGCCTGGATGAGGGCGGCCTGCAGTTGCTTGGCGAGGCGCCATGCTTCGCTCACTTCGGCCCGTCGGCGAGATGCCGGCCGACGCGGCGAGCCGCTTGTGGTATCTAACTGTTCAGCTTGAGCCATCGCGAACGTCCTTCGCTGGTTCGTGTTAGGGCCGGTGGGGCGTTGGGAGCGACCCGCCGGCCTGCCGTTACTAACGCAGTTTGACGACTGGTCGTCAAGCCGTTAGTAACGGGCGATGGTTCTGTCCAATCGGGCCCGGCAGGAACGGCATCGAGCGAAGGCGCGAGCTGACGCGCTCCTGCTTGAGCGCTTGGTGGCCGGCTGGCTGGAAGATCGTGACGATCTATACCGCCAGCTCGACCTTCTCGAGGCCGGGCTGTTGCGAACCGGGGCAAACAACGTTGACGACACCTCGACATCGGTCGCGCGTGTCCGGCGCTGGCTCGCTGACTATGACGCGCTGATCGCCGAATATGGCCGCACCGAAGTTCCAGCGAATCACTGGCTGATTCAGCCCGTTCCGGGCGCGCAGGGGATCTTCGCCGCCACCGAGCAGCCGCAGTCCACGAATTCAGGAACCCTCGCTGGAACGCGACCACAGGTCGAAGCGGCTCTGGCGGGCATGGGCTGCATCGCAAGCAGGGCCGATCCTGACGCCTGGTACTTGCCCCGGCCGCTGTCGGACGAATTGGTCTGGCTCCTGCGGTGCCTGCGCGACGGGTTGCCCTACGATCAGCGCCGATATCTTGCGGTGATTGAGCAGGCCTCACTACATGGGCTCGTGTGGAGGGGTGAGATCACCGACGACGGTCGGTCTGCGCTCGCACAGGCCGAGAATGCTCGTCGGCGGATGGGTCGATCGCTCGATCGCGACCCTCTCGGGTAGAGCTTTCTGTCGCTTCACCCTCCGCGGCCGGGATGTGCTCCCGGACGCCGGTGACGTTCGCGCCGCGAGCGACAGCGGCGGCCTCTGTCAGCCCCTCGACGATCCCGTCAAAATCACTCTTCTTCATCTCTGCGGGTCTTCCGTTTGTCGCAGTGCCACTACGCTGCAGGTGGCGGCGGAGTCGACCCCAAAGGCTATCCCCAGGGCCCTCACCCGCGCGCCAAAACTTTGCTCATGCCAGCCGCGCGTGCGAGGATCGGCTCTGCAATCGTGAGGCTGGGTCATGTTGGTCAACTGCCCAGAGTGCGGACGGCAGATTTCCGACCAGGCGCCCGCGTGCCCGGGTTGCGGGTTCGTGCTGACGCCAGCCGTGCCGAAAGCTGCGCCTCCGCCGCCGACTAGCCCTTATGCGTCGATGCCCAGCTACCATGATCCGGCCAGCGGCAAGCACGGATCAGGCGGCGGGCGTACCGCCCTGACCGTGGTCGGCGTGATCGGCGGCCTCTTCCTGCTCTTGGTGCTCGTGGGCACGCTTGGCGGGGCGTCCTCGAGTTCGGACAGTTCGGCGGCCAACTCGGAAGCCGCCCCGACGGCGCCCGCCGCGACCACCGCGGCATCGGCTTCCCGAAGCGCGGCCGTCGCCGACAGCTCAGCGCCGAACCTGTCGGACGCCAGAGCGCTCGATGACAAGTACTCGACGCCGGCGGTCGCTGCGTGCGGCGCCTACGCGGACGACTACATCAAAGACCAAGTCCACTATGACTATAAGTGGGACCCTGACGCGTCCGGCTTCTTCGGGGTCCGCTTCGAGAAATTCCGGAATTCGGTGGATCAACCGGGAGTTCTCACCTTGGTCAGTGATCGCCTATTAATCCAGAACCCATACGGCGCTTACGAGCGGTCGATGATTACTTGCCGATACAACACTCAGACCGAAAAGGTTCTCGGCTTCGAATTGATCCAGCCTTGACCGCCTCGAAAGGTACGCGGAACATCGCCGCCCTCGCATCGTTGGGGCCGGCATGGAGTTCGAGGCGCACGAGAAATCGGCGACGCTGGCGTGGCTGGCCATCCCTGACCGCGGAGTCAGGGTGCACTTCGGTTGCCGCAATCACGTCTCGGTGCAGCAACCCGACGGCTTCTGGGCCGAGCTGCACACGCTCCGCAACCACTACGGCCAGACCCTGAGCGCCGCCGAGGCGCTCGCCCGATGGGGGCCGGACGTGACCCTCCAGGCCCTGCAGCGCCGGCTCCGCTGCTCGGTGTGCGGCGCCCGCGCGCCGAAGGTCTCTGTCTCCACAAGCTCGCCCATAAGCGCCGCGTCGGCCCGCGAGGAGATCGAGCGCCGGGCTGATCGTCTCAGCGCTCGTTAACCGAACCTTCGGCCGGCCTAGCGCATTGAGTCCCGCGCCATGGCGACGACGACGAAGGCCCGCGATGTTTCGGTCACGCTCACCCGCAGCGAGGCCATTGCGCTGCAGCGCATCGGCGAGACGGGCCTTGCGGTGAGCGAGGCGCTCAACCTGATCCCCAACACCACCACCGCCGAGGCGGCGCTGAGGAAGCTGAGGGCCGCGCTCTAGTCGAGGTCAGCAGGACCCGGACGAAGCGCTACCCGTGTTCGCCGCCGCCGCGCGATCTTGGCGCCGTGAGTTGGCGTGTTACCGTTGCGCCGATGCGACGCCCACCGCCGATACGCTGGTCGGTCTTTGCCGCCGTCGTAGGCGCGCTGCTGGGTGTCGCGGCTCTGGTTGTCCTTCAGCCCGACCCGGTCAGCCGGCGCGGTCAAGACTACGCCGCCGCGATTGTGCGTGGGATGCGCGAGGCCCCGGCACTGCCACCTGACGACGGGGATGAGAACCTGACCCGGCGCGCCAACGAAGCAGGCTACCGCTGGGCGGAGAGGCGCGACCTGACCGATCCGGCCGCCTGCAACGCGTGGCAGGCCGACTTTCAGAATGGGTGCCTGGCCTGGGTTCGAGAGCAAACCCGCTAGAGTTTGGATGCCGGCACGACATACCATTGAAAGCCCGGGTTCTTCATGCCGCAGTCGGCGACGGCTTCACCGTCGGTGAACCAGGCCGGACTCGCGCCCACGTCTAGCACAATGAACCGACGCCAATCCGCGTCGCCCTTCACCTCGCCGCAGATGACGGGAAGCCGTGCCGTCTCATCGAAACCGATGATCACGCCGCGGAAGCTCGCACGCATCGAGCCGAGCTTGTCGGCCGCGTTGTCGCGGAGCCAGTTTATGCGGTCGATGGCGGCTTCTTGCTCTCCGGCGTCGGCCCCCGGAGGCCACTGATGGGATAGCGGAGGTGCGGTCGGCTCCGGCGCAGTCGATGGCAGGATCTTGTGATCGCCCTCCGGGGCGTAGACGAACAGCCCGCAGCGACCGTCGTCTAGGTCGGCGCACCGCCGCTTGACCACGATCCAGCCGCGCCGCCCCTTGTCGTCGTCCCATCTGCACGCGATCTGAAGCGCCCCCGTCCGCGTGATCTCGACGACGGTCGGGAAGCTCTCGGCGTGGCCGTTCGCAAGCGTTGGGTCGGCGCGCTTCAGCTCGTCGTCTCCGGACGCGCAAAGCGCCCAGAGGGCGAACTGCTGAGGATTGTCGTCGCCGACAACCCGCCAGGTGTTCGAGTCGAGCTCAGGGAGCCGCTCGACCGCTCCGGCGTGCTGCTGCGCGCTGTCGCCGGCCTGCTGAGGGGAACAGCCGGCGACGCCCGCGAGGGCAAGCATTGCCACGACGGTTCGCTTTGCCATCAAGCCCCCTCCCTCGGGCGATGCCATGCTCAGAAAGCGCAGGCCAGGGCTCGACTCTTCCGAGCATCCGTGATGCGTTTATCCCTTACGGGGAGCCCGACATGAAAGCACTTCTTCTCGCCGGCGCCCTGGCGCTGGCCTTTGCCCCCGCCGCTGCGGCGCATTCGCATCATTCAAGCGAATACGACCTGGTCAGCCACAACCACTACACCAACGTCTCAGGGCACCGCGTGCACGGCCCCTCTGCCACCTTCAGCGGTCACCGGCCGCCTGGCGCGACCGCGCACTGCGAGGATGGGACGTGGAGCTTCAGCGAGCACCACCAGGGCACTTGCTCGCACCACGGCGGC